TGTCAGCATGTTATCACCAACGCCGCCCATTTCATCTCCAAAACCATCCCCAAGCCCTTGCGCCATATTGGCTCCAAGACCTGCGAAAAGAGTGGAAGGGGAGTGAATACCAAAGAATCCTTTGATTTTATCCACCACACCGCCAAAGAAGCCGCTGATTTTTTCCCAAAGCCATGCGCCTGCATCGGATATTCCCTGCCATAAGCCCTGTATAAGGTTTGTTCCAACTTGCACTATTTGTCCGATAGAATCCATGAACCCGCCAACCAGCGCAGAAATAATTTGCGGGACAGCTTTTACAATTTCAACGATAATTGCCGGCAGGTTCTGAACGAGTGCCACAAATAAAAGAATCCCTGCTTCAATAATTTGAGGAATCGACCCGATGATAAAATCCACAATCTCCGTGATAATAGCGGGCATTGCTGCTATCAATTGCGGTAAAGCATCAAGCATTCCCCGGGTCAAGCCGAGAATAAGCTGCAAGGCCGCATCAAGGAGCATGGGAAGATTGTCTAAAAGGCCATGCACCACAGTAGTAACGGCGCTTACTGCGGCCGGGACAAGTTCTGGCAATGCCGAGCCTATGCCAAGCACAAGCGCTGTTACAAGCTCCACTGCCGCACTCATTAAAAGTGGGAGGCTATCGATAATTGCTGTTGTGATCGTCATTACCGCACTAACAGCCGCGGGAATAAGTGACGGCAGAAGTGTCAAAAGCGTTGCAAGCACCTGTGAGAATAGTTCTGTGACCATAGAAAGCAGGGTTGGAAGCAAATCACCGATTGCCTTGAGTACTCCATCAAGCGCAGGAGGCAGTGCTTTTACAATATTCTCAATTACCGGCACAATGTTTTTCACTACATTCTGAAATGATTCAACCACATTGCCAATCAAAACTCCTATATTGGCATTGGCATTGCCAAGACCGGCTGTCAAGTTTCCAATGGCCGACTTCATACCTGAAATAGACCCGCTTATTGTTTCTGTGGCTTCCAGAGCAGTTGTTCCCGTTATCCCCATCTCTGTTTGGATGACGTGGATGGCTGCCGTCAAATCCGAAAAGGAAGAAAGGTCATACTTAATGCCTGAGATTTTTTCAGCATCAGCCAAGAGCCGCTCCATTTCAGATTTTGTTCCTCCATAGCCAAGCTTAAGATTGTCAAGCATTGTGTAGTTTTGCTTGGCAAAACCCTGATAGGCATTTTGAATGGAGGAAATGTCTGTGCCCATTTTGTTGGCGTTATCCGACATATCGGTAATAACCATGTCTGCAATCTGAGCTGCCTTGGCAGTGTCGCCTCCAAGGGACTGGATAAGGCTTGCTGAAAATCCTGTGACAGTTTCCATATACGCATTAGCGGACATGCCCGCAGTCTTGTAGGCATTTTCGGCATATCTTTGTACTGTTTGCGATGCTTCGTCAAACAGGGTATCCACACCGCCAATCAACTGTTCGTAATCTGCGTAAGCTGATATGACTTCCTTGCCAAGCTTAAACGCTGCGGCTCCGGCGGCGACTACTGACGCACCGATAGCTACACCGATGCCTTTTAATATTGCGCCAAGTTTTTCAAATTTAGTAACGGATTTTTCAGCGCTGTCGCCCGCATCTTCCAGTCCTCTGCTAAGATTGTCAGCTTCTTCTGTAGATTCCTTTAGCTCGCGCTCCATGTTGTTTAGTTCGGAATTGGCATTATTAAGAGCAATTTGCCAGTTTTGTGTGCGACGATCATTTTCTCCGAAGCTATCGGAGGCATTTTTAAGGGCAGCCTCAAGAGTAGATATTTTATCTTTTTGTGCATCAATGGATTTGCTTAGAACTTCGTTCCGAGCAGCGGTGGCTGCTATGGATTTGTCCTGCTTGTCGAATGCGCTTGAAACCAATTTCATTTCCGAACCCAGCACTTTGAACGATTGGTTGATGTCTCGAAGTGCATTCTTAAATTCCTTTTCACCTTCAATGCCGATTTTTAATCCGAAATTGTCTGCCATTTATTACACCCCCTTTCTAATAACTTAAATTCCAAAGGGAATCACATCATCGATGGACATCTCTTGCTTTGGTTTAGAAAGCCCGAGAAACTGCCTGTGGCATTCCCACAAATCCATAAGAAGACCAAAGGGCATAAGCCATGTTTCTTCTTCTGTGCGGTTAAGATGAACCGTTCCGTAATATAAAAGCCGAGTAAAGAGTTCTTTCTCACTTACTCGGCCTGTGCGTTTTTTGGATCATCCTCTGAAACAATATCACGGGCTGTCCCTTTGAACATCGCCTCGGTAATTGCTGTTTTATAATCCGCAAGCTCCAATGGCGACGTTAGAAGTTCAACCTCTTCTTCGGTGATAAGTTCTTTTGGATTATCCTTATCTTTTAGGTTGTTTATTAGAATAGCCTGGTTTGCTAGCAGTGTAATCAGCCAAATAATCTCATCTAATGCCAGCTCAAAATTCTCAGTCTTTAGGAGCTTCTCACCTAAGTTTTCCAACCCGCCGTACCGTCGTGCTATTTCCTTGGTGGCACGGGTTGTAAGAATCAGTTCATATTCCGTGCCGCCGATATTTATATTTGCACTCCGTTCGTTATCCATATTTCAGTACCTCCTTATGGTGCCACTGTGAAAACAGGCTCGTACACTTCTGTAAACCAGCCGGTGATTGTTGAACCCGAAACACCTGTGTCACCGTCGTTTACTTCTGCCTTCCAGGGGTGCTTGCCCTGACCGTCAAGTTTGTTTCTTCTTATAACAGTGCCCTCAATGGTTGGCGTGGAGAAAGTGATGCTGTCTCCTTTGGTGGCAAGATTTGTTGTGGGGATACCGAACTTCACACGGTAAAGCCAAAAATAGCGATACTTTCCATTAGGCTTCTTTGCCCGAAATCCAATCGCTACCGGTGCGCCGCTATCCTCGCTTGCTGAAATCAAGACTTTGTTGTCATCAATAGTCGCGCCGGTTAAGTCTCCCGCGGCTGCAGCGCCAATATCATCCACGCCAAGAGCGAGAGTTCCACTTTGAAATTCCTTAATTACCTCAGCTGCACCGTCATCTGCATAAAGTGTCGCCTCAGCAAGTTCAACCGACAGTTCTGCACTGATTGCTTTTGCCAGCGGGATGGGAGTGCCGTAAGTTTCATCGCCTGCGGCATCCTCAGTGATTTTTGCATAATATAACTTATCAAGACCAATTGTAGCCATAATCTATTCCTCCGTTTTATATTCATATGATTTCGCCACATCTATGGCGTAGTGGTGGTAGCCGGTATCACTTTCATAACCGATGTACCGGCGGTCTGTTATAGTAAATTCCGCTCCAAGGAGAGCGGAGGTAATCTGGTTCTTTCGTTTGATATAATTGCCTTTGGAGTAAAAAGATATCCGTACCTCCGGCGCATCAATAAGCGGTGTGTTGTCGCAAAACAGGGCAAAAGTTTCTGCCATAGGTGTAAGAACAAGGTATTCATCAGGTGGAACATTGCTAAAAGTGCCAGTTTCCACCGGCAGGAGAGGAGAGAGGAGTGTATTTAGTTCCTGCAAGATGCTCATATACGCCCCACCTCCTCGTCAAACTTATCTTTCATTGCCTGTATAGCGGCAGTTTTAGTCTGGGACTTGGCGGGCTTCATAAAAGGTTTTGGCGGCTGGCCATGTTTACCGTATTCCAAAACCCCTGCAATCATGGCATTACTTTTACCGCCTGAGCGGGGTTCTGAAAACCCCACTTTAATATTAAAGTTCCCATTCCTATCCTGCCTTGCAGAAGATACACCAAGGGATGAAACAAGCTCGCCTGTGGAGCGACTTTCCACTTTTGTACCTTTGCCAATAACAGATGAGAGGTTACTTTTTGCCTTGGCAAGTACAACCTCACCGCCGGCCTCCAGGACCTTAGGCAGGATTTCATCTGTTCTTTCAGCAAGCCTAGATAGCTTTAGAAGAAACTCCTCCGGCATTTTAATTTCACTTTTTGCCATCATCTCACCGACCCTTCAATCTTTTCAGCCAAGACCTCCACATACATTCCGCGCCCTTTTACGTTCTCGACACTGACAATGTTATACCTGCCATCTGAATCTGAAATGAAATGAGAGGTTGAAAGAGTAAACGCCGGAACGCTACGAAAACGGAAAATAGTATTTACACTTGAAAAAGCTGCGCTCCCAACAATCCGCTCCCATTTGGCAGTGGTATTTCTGACTTCCTTGTATGCCCTTAGCGATGCAAGTATCTGATCACCCCTGGTGACAAAGCCTTCCGCATCCCTTATGGATTCAGCCCCGATAATGTCAATAAAGGTATTCATTTTTCCATAGCTCATAATTACACCTTCCAATCCCGGTCAAGTTTAAGAAGAAGGTTGACCGTGTTCCATACCTGCTGTCCGGCCTGAACGTTGTCGGCAAAAAAGCCGCCGGTGCTGCCGTCCCGGCTCTCATAAAAATGGGACGACAGCATAATGACGGCCTGCTCTGTGGTAGGCGGCATAGGATGGTCTTTGTAGTATTTCTCAGGAAGGTGCTGATAGCTTTCGGCATAACTTACAGCAGCGGCGATGAGCCTAAGAAGCAGGGCATCATCTTCACCGTGCAAAAGTATCAGATTTTCTTTCACTTTGGGCAGTAAATCCTCCGGTGTCATAGCCGCTCACCTCCATTATTCGTCTGCTGCCATTAATCCTGCAGCTTTGAGCTTTGTTAGCAGAGCATTAAAATCGGTGAGAAGTGTAGAAACATCCTCGGCTGTACTTGCAGTTTGATTTGCTGCAATAGGAATTTCTTTTGCAACAGGATAAGTCGGTACATAAAGCTTACCGTCGCTACCAATCTTCGCTGGGACTGTTTCTGATTCAGTTTTAGCAGCTGCTTTGATTCCACCAAGAGTAGTTTCAGTTGCAAGAGAAATTTGAGAAGAAGGAAGCCCCGTTACCAAGGCTCCCTCCTTAATTTCAAGCGTTCCACCGATTATGGTTTTCTCACCGCCCTGTTCGGTGTAGTTTTTCGTGTTATAACTCATACTGCACCTCCGTTAAGCCTTCTGCTGGAGCACCTTGATAGCCTCCGGCAGAATGAGTTTGCCGTCAACACGCTGGGTGGCCATAAAGCCGACCTGACCTGTAGTAGCAAAAAGCTCGTTCAAACGTTTGAAGGAGCGCCCCTGTCTATCTGCGATCCAGTAATACTTGAAATCGCCGAAAGCGATGGTCTTCGCACCGGCTTCAATTGCCGGTACATATGCCGAGGTGTAGACGGGGCGGTTTAGGATGGTATCGGGGGTACCCGCAGTCAAAGAAGGCTGCCACAGATATTGACCCTGACCGTCCTTCAGCTTACGAATCGCCTTAACCGTGGAGTCGTTCATCACGAACACAGCCTTTTTGCGGTAAGGAGATTTCAAGGAATAGAACAGGTCGATA